AAACAGACAACAAAAATACCATTGATTAATAAACGCCAACCGCCAAGAAAGCTTTAAAATCAATTGTTTTATGTCTTATTTAACTATGGACTAATTTTAACACTAGGTGTTAAAACAGTCAACAAGTTTATATATAAGTTGTTAAATTTGTTTACGAAATATGTGAAAGGAGATTTAGATATGGCTGACATTGCAGAAATTACACAAAAAGACAGGGAAAAAATTAAAGCGTATGTTGATAATTCGCCTTTCTTAACATACACAACGCTTGCGAAAAGATTCAACATTAGCAAGAGTAATCTGTCTTTGATTTTGAATGGCAAACGGACTTCTGCGGAAGCAAACAAAATTATTGATTCGATCATCGCAATGTATGAATTGTAGTTAGGGGGGGAAGACATGCCTGAGATAGACGAAAAAACCATTCAACTTATTTTGAAGAAGTATGTTCCTAAACGATATCTGAATCAGCGTGAGGCTTGTATCTACGCAGGGACTAGCCCAAAAACGATGAACGAATGGATAAAACGAGGATTGAAACAAATCGTATTCGACGATGAAAGCAACCCGAAATATGATGTGCGAGATATCGATGATTTCATGGAAAAACACAAAATCGGGACTAGGAAGTGACAGTATGGCCTACACACTACAACAAGAACTATCCATCCACGACCTAGCAAAAGACAAAATCAGAACGCTACACGACGAACTAAACGACAAGAAAAACCAAATGAGCGATCACCAACGCGCGCAATTGCTTCACGAATTAAAAAGGTACCAGGAACTATTGTACGCCAACAGATTAAATCGGCAGATAGAAATAACCCCACACGGAAGGAGGGGCTAGGGTGAATAAAAGAGATAAGGTAAAAGTCATAGTGGTATCTGTTATCAGTTCATTAATTATAAATCTTATTTTCCAGCTACTTTTGAAATAAGTAAGTAATTAAATTTACCAGAAGAGTGGTTACAACAGCAACAGCGATTGGAACTTGTATGCTCCACTTTAATTTTTCTTGATGATCTGTTTCTAAGAATTCAAGATAATTCTTACCTTGTGTAGTGGAAGCATAATACTTCTTTACATCATCATTTTCGTTTTTTTCAGTTTTTTCTTCTATAAAACTAATTTCTGTTAAATGTTTGATGCAATCTCTTAATTCAAATGAATCTATTTGAAATTTTATTGCAAGGCTTTCAACAGTTGTAAGAGACATAGCTGATTCATAAAACCCCTGACGTGATGATAAATATCTTAAAATTTCTAACTCTTTTTTCGATAAACGATCATTCATTTCAGCACCACCAGTTTTTAAACAATTATACCAAAGGAGCAATCACATTGAAAAACAAACTAGCAAAAACAACAGCAATCATCGGACTAGCACTAGGTAGCGGAGTTATCGGCTACGCAGCAAGCAACGCATTTCAGGATTTGGACACGATCAAGGCGAATTTCAACACAGTCTTGCAATATGGTCAGACAAAATCGCAACGTGTGTCAGAACTCGAATCACAGCTATCCAACAACACTCGCACACAGGAGCAGCTGAAAGCCGAAATTGAGCAAATCAAATCGGACAAGCAGAAGGAAATCGAAGCGAAACAACGTGAGATTGAAGCTAAGCAGCAAGAAATCAACACAAAGCAACAGGAAGCCAATAGCTTACGCCAACAGTTGAACACGGTGCAAAACGACAAGGAACAGCTAGAACAGCGTGTGAGTGAGTTGCGGCAGTATACGGATCAAAAAGTAGGGGAGTTGACCAAGTGAAAATAACTATCACGATCGAAACTAAAGATTCTACAACATCCTACAAAGTAAACACAACTGAAGAAGCAATGCAGATATTGGGAAGGGGAAATTTACATGATTAGAAAGTTTTGCATTTGGTACTTAAGAGTTACAGAAACACCTGTATTGATGAATCTCAAAACAACAGATGCTCCAATTGAACTATCAGCAAAGAAAGGCCCAATTTACATGAGCGCAGACACAGGAGCCTATGATGTCAGAGTCAATTATCACAGCAAAGCGAAGGTGCTTAGACATGACTAAGGCAGAAATACTTGATCTATATTACCGCACGCTAGATTGGAAAGAAATGTATTACGAAGCACAAGCAAAAATGGACACAAAAAAAGACTCCGGCCGGCAAGCATAGAGTCTAACAAAAATACATCTTAAGGAGATTATACATGAGAATCGCAATAGATACACTAAAAAGAATACATTTAATCGATGATTATAAGCCATACGGATCAATTATCTTCGATGTGGATGATAAGAAAGATCGTGTTGGCGTCTATCAAGATAGCGATAACGACAGTATTAGAACAAAATTTGAAGCCATTGACGAATCGGCAGAATTTGAGCGAGAAGATTTAATTCGTGGATTGGAAGAAGTGATCAAGAATTTGAAGGAGGCGTTGTAATTGAAACTATACGAACTAACAGGTGCATTTAATCAAGTTGCAGACATGATGGAATATGATTCAGAAAACGCAGCGATTATTGACACATTAGAATCAATTGACCTAGCTATTGAAGAAAAAGCAGATGGATATGCTAAGTTGATCCGCAATCAAGAAGCTTCAAGCAAAGCGTTTGATGAAGAAATTAAGCGAATGAAAGAGCGTAAGCAAGCGGTCGACAATAATGTTAAGCGAATGAAGTTAAGCTTACAAAATGCAATGGTAGAAATCGGCAAAACGAAATTTAAAACAGATTTATTTAGTTTTAACATTCAAAAAAATCAACCAAGCGTTGAGATCATTGATGAGTCATTGATCCCGGATGAATTTAAAAAGGTCACTATCGATTTTGATAAAACCGCAATCAAGAAAGCTGAAGAAGATGTTCCTGGTGTGGAGATCAAGCAATCGGAAAGTTTGAGGATACGCTGATGGTAAAAAAACTACAGGCAAAAGAATTATCAGTAGATAAAGGCACATATATGATTTATGCCAACCCCGGAATGGGGAAGACATATGCACTGGGTTTCTTACCCGGAAAAACATTAGTCCTAGACGTCGATGGTTCTTCATCCACTTTAGCAAAACATCCGAATAAAGAAAATATCGAAGTTTGGCGCTTAGACTCCTCGAATATTTGGCAAGAATGGTTAGATGTTGTAGCTGATCTAATTAAAAATAAAGCAGCATACGAAAAGCAGTTTGACAATATATGCTTAGACAATTTATCAGAATTATTTAAAGCGCAACTTGAAAACTTAGGGAAGATTGGAAAAAACAACGGAGTGCCTTCACAGGCAGATTATCAAAGGGTTGATTTTATGAACCTAAGAAGTCTTAGGGCTTTGAACAGCATGGACTGTAGGGTAATTTTAACAGCTTGGGAAACAACAGACACCTACACTGAACAAAACGGACAATTCTTTACAAGGTCAATGCCAGAAATAAGAACGAAAATATTAAACAATTTTCTTGGATTGTGTGACGTTGTCGGTAGATTAATCACAAAAAAAGACAAGGAAGGTAACGAAACTAGAGGTTTAGTCCTAAAGCCCACACAAGGTGTTTATGCCAAAAATAGGTTGGATGATAGGAAAGGATGCTTAGTGAATGAATTTATCAAAATCGGAAGTGATGATGATTGACCTTTGAATTATACGACTATCAGGAAGATTTGATAAAGAGGGCTAGAGAGTCTTTTATCAACGGCTATCGTGCTCCTTGTATCGTTTCACCATGTGGTTCGGGCAAATCAGTGGTGATTGCAGAAATCGCTCGTAAGACGACTTTAAAGGGTAATCATGTATTGTTCTTGGTCCATAGAAAAGAATTAATTGACCAAATAAAAAGCACCTTTGAAACACATGGTGTGGATATGAGATTTGTAGTTTTCGGAATGGTCCAAACGATCGTTAGAAAGTTAGGAAAAATAAGAAAACCTAAATTAATCATAACCGATGAAAACCATCACAGTTTGGCTAGTAGCTATAAAAAAATTTACGAATACTATTCAGATGTCCAACGAATAGGCTTTACCGCAACACCAGTCAGATTAAACGGTAGTGGTTTGGGAGATGTCAACGATTTGTTGATAGAGGGAGTATCAGTTAAATGGTTGATTGAAAATAAACGACTAACTCCATTTAAATACTATGCACCAGCGTTGATCGATACTTCAGTTTTAAAAATGAATTCTATGTCTGAATTCTCAAAAGGCAGTATAGATAAAGCATTGGAACAAAAAGCTATATACGGTGATGTTATCAAGCATTATAAAAAACTAGCTGAAGGTGAGCAGGCAATCGTATATTGCCACAGTATAGAGTCTAGCGAAAAGACTAGAGATTTATTTATTGAAGCTGGATACCAAGCGGCACATATTGACGGGAAAACGAATAAACAGGAACGTGATTTGATTATTGAAAAGTTTCGTAATCACGATATTCAGATTCTGACAAATGTTGATTTGATTGGAGAGGGCTTTGATGTACCAGATTGTTCAACAGTGATAATGCTAAGACCCACCAAGTCGCTTTCTCTATTCATCCAGCAAGCCATGAGAGGGATGCGCTACAAGCCAGACAAAATATCCACGATCATAGATCATGTAGGGAATGTGAACGAACATGGTTTGCCAGATATGCCAAGAACCTGGAGCCTAGCAAGTAAAAAAAGCCGAAAGAAAGAGGATGTTATTCCTATTAAGGAATGTCCTAATTGTTTTGGAACTTATGCAAGTGAAGTTGGAAATATTTGTCCTTATTGTGGGCATGAGATACCGAAAGAAGAGCGTTCTGCAAACCTTGAAACAATCGAAGGTGCAGAACTTCAAGAAATAAAAATCAATCTAGATACAGGAAAGTATGCAGCAATGGAACCAGAAGAAGCTGAGAGTGTCACCGATTTATACAAAATGGCTGATGCTAAAGGTTATAAAAAAGGTTGGGCATTTTTCCAAGCAAAACGATTAAACCTATTATAAAAACAGAAAGAGGTAATTAACTATGACAGGATTTAACTTAGACTTTAACGATAAATTTGAAGGTGGCGGAATTGCAGACGGGGTTTATGAAGTGGTTGTAAATATTGCGTCTGAAGATGTGACAAAGGGCGGAACTGAATACGCGCAATTAGATTTGATCGTACGTAATGACGTGCAACAAAAACATCAAAACCAACACATTTTCCATAAGATTTGGAAGAAGAAAGACACTGGCAAATACAATTTCAAAACGTTTAACACCTTGGGATGGGCGTTTAAATTAAACGAAGGCAAATCGTACTCAAGTATTGATGACCTCTTACAAGACTTCGTTTTAAAAACGGCTAAAGTCACAGTGAAAAACGAACAATCAGAATTTAATGGAAAATCTTACGACAACCTAAATGTAAAACGCTGGGAACAATCAGCTTTCCCAAATATTCAACATCAATTCAAAGATAGCAGTAAACCGAATGATTTTGCAGGCGGAAGCATCGATATCAATGATGATGATTTGCCATTCTAATTAAAGGGAGTTGAAAGTGTGTGGCATATGAACACATTCCAGAAGAACTAAAGCAGCAAAAACAATGGTGTGTATATCGATTGGTTTGGAACAAAGAAAGAAAAAAACACACCAAAATACCAGTCGATCCACACACTGGAAACAACGGTAAATCTAATGATGAGAGTACGTGGTCTGATTATCAGACCGCACTCTCTGCAATAGAAAAGTACAAATGTAATGGATTGGGTTTTTATTTCAAGAAGCCATACTTCGGAATTGATATCGATAACATCGAAGGTGAAATCCAGCGTTATCTACAAGGTGATATCGAAACAAACATGATGTATGAATTTGTAACATCGATTAAATCTTACGCTGAATATTCTCAATCTGGAAATGGTATCCACATTATCTGTAAAGGTAAACTGCCTGGCCACAGACGTAGAAAAGGCAATGTCGAAATGTACGATTCTGGAAGATTTTTTGTTATGACAGGTAACACTGTGGATCGTAAATATAACCAAGTTATTGAACCTTCAGAAACCACTTTAAAATTGCTTTACAACCGTTATATCGGTGACGATAAGATTATTCAATTCAACAATCAGAACGCATCAGAATCAAAGATAGACCTATCAGAAAGCGAGATAGTTCAAAAAGCATACGAAAGTAAGCAGGGCGCAAAATTTAAGGTGTTTATGGACGGCGGATGGGAAGCTTTTTACGACTCTCAATCAGAAGCAGATATTGCTTTTGCCAATATGTTGGCATTTTGGACTGGTAGAGACTTTGAAAAAATGGATAGCATTTTTAGAGATTCATCTTTATTCAGACAAAAGTTTGACGAACGTAGGCCGCCAAATTCGACCTACGGCGGTAACTTATTAAACAAAGCAATTCACGAATGTGAAAATACTTATACACCTAGCCAGTCACACGGATTCAAAATATATATCAAAGAGTTTGAAGAAAAGAAAGAAGATAAATATTTTTCTTATGATGATACGGGAAATGCCGAGAGGTTTATGGATGTATATGGAACACTTGCAAAGTATTCATATATAAATAAACGATTTTATTATTACGACGGCAAATATTGGCAAACTGACAATACTGGTGAAATACCCAAGATGATTGACAGTACAGTTGACATGATGAAAAACGAAAAAGTCTCAATTCCAGCAGAATGTGATGAACCTGAAAAAATTGAAGAAGCCTTTAGAAAACACATCAAACGATCAAGAGGGAGTGCTGGCAAGAAAGCAATTAGAGAACAGATAATGCACAGAATGCCAGTTTTGCCAGAAGAGTTTGATAGCGACATTACTTTGATGAATGTACAAAATGGATATCTTGACTTGGTTGACGGATCCTTGCATGAGCATGACATAAGTAAAATGTTTACACGAATTTCCAATATTGAATATACAGACAAAATCGATGCCCCGCAATGGATTGAATTTTTAAACCAAATTTTTGATAACAATCAAGATTTAATCAGATACGTTCAAAAAGCAGTCGGTTACTCACTTACTGGATCCACAAGAGAGCAGTGTATGTTCGTTCTGTTCGGTGCTGGTAGCAATGGTAAATCTGTATTTCTCGATACTATTTCCTACATTATGGGCAGCTACGCAACGAATATGCAAGCAGACACGATCATGATTAAAGGTCCTTCGGGCGGAGCCAATACAGATATTGCACGTTTAAAGGGTGCTCGATTAGTAACGTCATCCGAACCCAACGAAGGCGTGAGAATGGATGAGGGTTTGGTTAAGCAGCTAACCGGTGGCGATAAAGTCACAGCACGATTTCTTTATGGTGAGGAATTTGAGTTTACACCTGAATTCAAGCTTTGGTTAGCGACTAACCACAAACCAATCATTCGGGGGACGGATGACGGCATATGGCGAAGAATGAATCTAATTCCTTTTACCATACAGATTCCTGATCACAAGAAAGACAAGAACCTTAAATACAAACTCAAGCGCGAGTCAGTAGGAATTCTAAATTGGATAGTAGAAGGTTGTCTGATGTGGCAGAGAGAGGGACTGAAACGGCCAAAAATCGTTGAGGATGCTTCAAAAGAGTATCGAGAAGAAATGGACGTGACATCTTCATTCATAAATGACTGCTGCGAGTTAGCAATCGGGGTTAAGGTTTCTGCTAAAGAATTATTTCAAGCTTATAAAAATTGGGCAGATGATAACGGTCAATATTCTATGAACAGCACTAAGTTTGGAAAAGAAATGGGCAATAAATTTAACAAAAAAAAATCGCATGGATCAATTGTTTACGAAGGAATAAAGTTGAATAGTGAAAAAGAGCCTTATGTAAATGAGGGAATACGTAAATTATTTTGATTTTGGGGATAGTTGGGGATAGGTTGGGGATACTTTTTTTGACAACCCTCCCCAGACAAAACCCTTGATACTTCTATATTTATATTACTTTATTTTCTTTTGGGGATAGTTGGGGATAGTAATAATAAAGAGTAAATATTAAAAAGTAAAAGTAAATAAAAATATAAAGAATAGAGAATTAGGTAAAACTATCCCCATTTTACATTTTAAATCAATGAAACCGTTGGGGGAGTAAGGATAGACAGTGGGGATAGTACTATCCCCATTATTAGGAGGTCCAAACATGCAATCTGAACAATCAATCCAAAATGAAATATTAATCGAATTGTCAAAAAAAGGCTACAAAGCTTTTAGAACTAATGCCGGCAAAGTTAGAACAGAATCTGGCGGAGTGATTAAACTGCTGCCAAAAGGGCATTTTGATATCTATGGCTACAATCCAAACGACCAGACAGTTTTTTATATCGAAGTAAAGAATGCAAAAGGTAAGGCAAGACCAGAACAGGTTACCTTTCATAAAGTCCTGCAAAAAGACGGTATTGTTCATGGCATTGCTAGAAGCGCAATAGATGCTCTGATGATCGTGGAAGAAAAAATAGTAGGGTGGGGCTTTTAATGACACCAACACAAGAAAGCATACGCAAACTATCGGATAAAGAGTTAATAGCACAACTAAAAATCGTGCGGAGCGTGCAAAGGCGATTTGATTTTCGTGAAAAATGGATTTGTGAAGAAATGGAACGGAGGAGTAAAGATGAAAGTTAAAATTTATGGATTAGTTACTGGCAAAATATTTGCACAGGGCGAAAAGAACGACTGCATCAGAGAGTTGCAAAGTAGATATCCAGACTTTAGCAGAGGGATTAAGAAAGAAATTGTAAATAATCCTGTTTATGATGAACCGCTGGCGATCAAGCGGATTAAATAGATTGGGTTTGCCACTGAAAAAAGGCAAGTATGCAGGCGCTATGGTGGAGATATTGAGTTTGTAATCGGAAGAGATTATGGAATGAGGTGGAAAGATGGCATTATCAGCAGAAATCAAAGAATTAAAAATTACTTGTGAATACGTGGGTGATACACATGAACTAGAGGTAACTGTGTCGTCAGAAAACGTGTATATAAAGGTTTGGGATATCCATGCCATCAAGGAGCACGACATCGAAATGACTTTCGAGGAATGGGATACTTTTAAAAAAATAATCGATATGGGTATTGCTAGAGAAATATGTAAGTGACAGAAATAGCGTATAAAAAGGAGGATTTTATGGGTATTGAAAATTTTTCAATTCTGAACCCTTATCCAGAAAAACCA